CCCGGATTATCGGGCCTGCCATCTGGGATGGCATTACCTTCCGAATCAAACGCGCCAACAATATCGATAGTGTCATAAACCGGATCTGCATATTGAGCCTCGTAAGGATCGGCCCAACCTGTTGTTGAGCTTATAAATGGGTTGATATTTAGCGTTGCACCTTGACAACTAATGCCGCCGCCATAGGTATTCGTGAATTGACGGCTAGGTACTACTTGTACAGCCTGGTTCGTGACGCTTCCGCTACTGTTTGCGACTGGTGCTGCAGTGCTACTTACTTGCGCCTGCGCTGGAGAAGACAGCAGCAAAAGCGCTGCAATGACTCGCTTCATTGCGTAAACGTACTTGTTGTTTCCATGAGAGATTCGATGTCTGTTTCACGGTTAATTAGCGTATGGTTAACAAGCCCTGGGCCTTGAAGAGTCTCAACAAACTGGAAAGATGCACCTTGATTTACTATTTGCCATTCTGGTTTTTGCGCTGGATCTAGTCCGCGCCAAACACTTGCGATGCCATTAGCAGTATTGGTAGTTGTGACTAAAGCCATTGGAGCGAGAGGCCCGTCTGGTTCTATGTTTGTTCCGCTTGCGCTGTATTCATAACCAGTCCTGTATTCGTAAGAGTTTATAACTTCAGTGACTTTTGTTTTAGTAGTTGTCGTTGAAGACAAGACTCCCTGCTGAAAATTTGGCACAACAGGCACCGCTTTTGTTGGAGCGGCAAAAAGGATCAGCGAGAATACAAGCCAATACCAAAGCATCACTTGATTGTAAGTTCTTGAATAACTTGACCGATTGCAGTTGTACCAGCGCCACCAGCAGTGATAGTTAAAGCACCATCAGTTGCAATTGTTCCAGCAAGTGAGCCAGCAACACCGCCTGAAGTTGTTGTTGTGCTGCCAAAAACAGGCAGTGCAGGAACTACTCCTGATGTGACTGTTGTTGAAAGGACTGTTGGGACATCATCTCCTTCTGTATAGCTTTCGCTGTAACTAAAAGCATCACCAGCAGTGGTAACGCTAAAAGCGCCAGGAGTGTACCCGAGAGCAGTCCCGGAGCTGAAGCTGCCAAACTCAGGAGTAGTGTCCAAAGTGACGTTATTGCCAGATACCGCCAATGAAGACGGGATCCTTGCGGCGACAGATCCCGCTCCATCAACTGACAAAGAAACTGATGACTGAATTCGATGAGTAATGTCTGCCTGCACTGGAGCGGCAAACAGTGTGATGCCTAATACCAGAGCTAGGCGTTTCATTTTGGTTTTGCCGTAGAGGTCTGTTCCTTGATTGTAGGCTCATCTTTCTTCTTTCTATTGTTGCCAACAGCTAGTCCAAAGGAAGCAGCTGTGCCGCTCAAGATACTGGCTGGATAGGTTGGGTCTAGGGACTGCTTAAAAACGCCAAGGTAGTTTGCGGTCAAGATTGCCATTGCCCAGCCAAGCAAGACAACCTTGATCACGTCGCCCAAGCGCGAGTTCGATTCTTCCTGTTCCTGCTTTTCGGTTGACTCTGCCATGATGGAGAAACGCTAGAGGTCGAATGGTGGTTGAAATCTGGGCAGCTGTAGCAGGGGCGTCTGTTGGCGTTGCTTCTGCTGGTCTAACGGGTATCAGCCGTCAAAACCAGCAAGGGCGTGATTCCTTGGTGCGTTTAACGACTGCTGTCGATAATTTAGCGAGCAGGATGGACATCCTCCATGCAGACATCAGAACTAGAGACCAAGAGATTTTTGCTCGACTATCGAATCTTGAGCAATCAGTGGCTCGACTTGAGGGTCATAGCAATCGGAACTAATGTGTCCGTGTAGTTAAGAGCAGTCCAATGCTTTTGATTCTCAAGCCCTTTGTGATGGCAATGTGGCGCTCCAAAGCTTTCAAAGAGCTGATTATTGCGATGTTGGAGCGTGTAGTCCAGCGCACGGATAACGACTTAGATGATTTAGCGGTCAAGCATTTGAAGACTTTGCTGTTTCCTGAAACTCGCGTTGACCATTGAAACGTCTGATGGCACTTGGGCTACTACCTTTCTTCCAGTTCTTCAGAGGAACGCCGCATCAACTAGCTGCAATTAAGGAGCTTGAGGAGCGAATGCCTCAAGACCTTCTACAGGAAGAGGACAACGCATGGTTTGATGCGTGGAAAGCAAGCGGCATTGACCAGGAAGTCTTTATGCCTTATTTCAGCCAATTTGACAATGAAACAGGCACCGGTTATCGAGAGTGTTTCAGTTCAGCGGCTGCCATGGTGGCAGCGTTTTACAAAAAAGTTAAAACTGACGATGAGTACAACGCTATTCGCGTCAAATACGGCGACACCACATCTGTTGACGCTCAGATACAAACTTTGAGAAGTCTTGGATTAAATGCTGAGTTTCGCAAAGATGGCGACTCTGATTTAATCGAACTAGAGATTGAAAGAGGTCGTCCAGTATTAGTGGGTTGGTTGCATCATGGTGATGTATTACGAGGTGAAGCGCCCCAATGTAATGGGATGGGTTGCGGCCATTGGAGCGTTATCAGTGGATATGCGGGAAAGTATTCCAATGATCCTGAGTGGATTATGCAAGATCCACGCGGTATGCCTGACATGGTGCGTGGCGGTCATAAAAATGCCCATAGAGGCCGAAATGCAAGAGTGCGACAGTCTGAGTTTTATCCAAGGTGGTCTGTTGACGGACCTAAAACAGGATGGGTAATTTTGGTTGATGACCTGTAAGGTAGGTTTTTGGCAACAAGACGTGGCAGTGCTTTGCGACTGGGAGATTAAAGCCCGGTGTGACAAAAATAATATGGTTGTGCCATTCAATCCAGAGTTATTAAATCCAGCAAGTTTGGACGTATTGCTAGGCAATCACCTAATGATTGAAAGCATTTTCAGCCCTGACTTGATTCGTGTTGACATCTCACACTACACAGAAGAAGAGCCGTACAGGCTGGAACCCGGCGAGTTTTGCTTGGCTGAGACAATTGAGTTATTTAACTTGCCCGACGACATCAGCTGTCAATTTGTACTCAAATCAAGCCGTGCAAGATCTGGTCTTAATCACTTACTTGCTGGTTGGTGCGATCCAGGGTGGCACGGGTCAAGACTAACTCTTGAGCTTAAAAATGAAAGAGTACATCATGCGCAAATGTTGTATCCAGGTATGAAAATTGGGCAAATGGTGTTTCATGCAATGTCAAACGTTCCAATAAAAAGTTATGCAGAAACTGGGCATTACAATAATCACTTAACGGTAATGCCAAACGTTGCATGAGCTGGTACGTCGTCTGGAGCTACTTGACTGCGTTCTGGACGACAGTCGTTATTGGCTGCATGGACCCGTACAACTTTAAATACTGTGTACGGGTTGATCAGTGGCTGTTTCCTGTTGTCGGTGACATCATGCGTGCAAGGGAGCCATACGCTTCTGAACGCCGTTACTTGGATTCACTGGAGCGTTCCAATGGACTGGATGATTATCGAGCCAAGCCTAGAGGCACAGCTAAACCTTGAATACAGTTGCCGTGGAATAAAAGAGGCAAAAAATTTAGCTGAAGTACGAGACTTATGCGTAGCCCTTATGCAACAAAATTTTTATCAAGGTTTGATGTTGCGTCAAGCTGTAAACCATATTGCTTCGCTTGACAAGTCAATACTGCCTAGCAAATAAAAAGCCCCGAAAGGGATTAGCCGTTACTGCCTCCATTCCTTGCTCGGTGCAGCCTGATGCACGATTCAAAATGGTAACGGGCTTGCCAGTCAAATCGAAAATAGCGAACCATGCCGCTGTAGCTGACCTCCCACAGCAAAACACCCTTGCGGTTTACCTGCTGAATTGCTGGCTTAGCCATAAAAAAAGGGAGCCAAAGCTCCCTGCCCTGCATTTGCATTTTAGAAGGGAGCATCCTCTGTTTCTTTCTTAGGTGGCAAGGTGAAATCAGACACATTCAGATTTAGCGAAAACCCTTCTGTACCGTCCTTTTTCTCGTAAGTTGTTATCTTGCCAGAACCTGCAACAGTAACCTTGTCACCTTTGTGCAGATACTGCTTGACGACATCTGCGCGTTTTCCCCAAACAGCACAATTGATCCAAGTGGTGTCATCTTTGCCGGTTCTTGCTGCCAAGCTGAACTCAGCAACCTGAGTGTCTTTGACATCTTTGATTTCAGGGTCTTTGCCGAGATTGCCGTGAGCTGTGATGTTGAGCATTACTTACCGTTGAAAAATTTAGAAACGATGGTTGTCAGCGCCATGTTCACAACACCGTTATGGCGTTGGTTAGCATAATGCCGAAGCTGTTTGGCTAGATCAGAATCCAGCCTGACTTGGAAGTGGCGATTGCGTCGTTCATCATCGCGCAATGCTTGAACTGTTTTTTCATCAGACATACTTGTGCATGTTGTCGTTCATCCAATCTTGATGCTTTTTGCTAGTCAAGGCTGGAGCAACTTTAGCGTTTTCTGCTAAACCAAAACTCCGTCGAAAGTCTGCAAGAAACGAAGCAAGCTTGTCTTCCTGCAATTCTTTGATCAAGCCTAGGCAAAGTTCTCGATCGTTTTTGAAAAGTGGCTGGTCTCCATCTGATACGCCTTCAATTTTAGCCGCAGGTTTGGCACTTTCTGCTCGTGCTGATGAAGAATCACGCATGGGATTCTCAATCTCTTCTCGTGCCCAAAGCTGCCATGCAAGACCAAACGTAAATGCAGCGCAAGCAGCCAAAGCTCTTCTGTGTGTGTCTGTTAAATCGCGAGCGGTAACTTTTTCGTAGATAACAGGATTGTTCCTGTTGTCCATGATGGCTTGAGGGAAATCAGGAGTACGCTCACCATTAGGGCCGGTAAAATAACCGACGACATAGCCAGTGCCATTGGGCGCTTTCCAAACGTGGCTGCTGTCTACATAGTGAGCTAAATGAAATTGAAAGCCTGGAGCGTGGTCCAAAAGCAACTTAGAAACACGACACCAGTTGACGTAATCCGCTTTGTAACTGCCAGTTCCTTTTTGGCTGACATCGTCAGTTGTGATAACGCTAGATAAATTAGGAAATGGCTGTGACGGTGATGATTGCGCAGGGTTGCTCTGAGTCATTGGCGTAGCGGCGGGAGGCATTGAGGCTGATGACTTGTGCGTCATCGTTGAAAATCACACCTTCTGAAAGGGCGTCAAGAATACTTCGACTTAACTTGTCAACATCGCCTACACGGGAAGTGCAGTGCTTAGGTGCTGCAGGTTTCAGTTGACCGTTGGTGCGAAAATGATTTTTTGGTCTGGCAAAAACAAACGTTGCTGTGACTGCCATTGGCTTATCCAGTATGGCATACCAGTCGTGAGGGAGCAAGCCCAGCGCAGTGTGCTTTACGTCTAAGCGCCATGGCTTAACCCTGTCAGAGGATTCAACCATGACGCCTTTGCCGATATGTCTTTTACTGCCCTGCGGCGCAGGTTTGCCAAGAACAGTAAAAGTAAACGAATTACAGGCGGGAGAAGTGTTCGTCGATTGCACCATCAAGCAAGCTCTGAGCTAGCGCAGATGCTGAGATCTTACGCTCACTGGTGCGAATAGTCTTGCCAGCAATTTCGACTTCACCGGTATAGCAAGGTGCTGCATCGACCAATGCTTGCAGCTTTGCCTGACGATCTTCTGTGAGGTTGATGGAAGCGGATTTCATAGGAAAGAAGTCGATGAACATGGGGCTTACGCGACTGCTGCCCACAATTACAGGTCTCTTTTAAAAGCCTCAAGAAAGGCTTTTTCAAGTGCTGTAAGTTTAGGGTTTTTTTGTTTTAGTGCAGCTTTGGCTCGTGCCTTGGCTTCAGCAATAAAATCGTCTGTACGGATGTGACGCGAAAGACGGCTCATTGCTTGAGCTTTTCGCAAGCACGCTGCCAACCTTGTTCACAGTGATGCGCTTGCTGCTGATCCAAGGTTGAGGTCAAAGAGTACCAAGCAGCTACACCGAACAAAACACAGGCAACAACAGAAACAATCGTGTTGGTTTTTGCGCTGCTGCGTTCTGGGTCATAAAAGCCAGAACGCAGTTTGCGGGATTCATACTTGATCATGAGAAGTTGAGGTAGGCGACTCATGCTCTGCACTATGGCTTGGGTGGTATGCCATGTCAACCTTTTTTCTTGGCCTTAGGTTTTTTCTTTTCTTTTTTAGGTCTACTCCTGACTTTTGCAACAGTTTCCAAATAGCCAGGAGGCTCAGGGATGCCGCTTTGTTTCAGGATCCTTGCCCAGTCCATCGACTTGCTTTTCTGTGGTTATAGTGGCTTCGTATCCTTTGTAACGGATGCACAGAGGTCTCCTGCAGCGGATCAGGAGTGAGGGATGCAGGCGCGTGAGCCGGTTCTAGTCCGCATTTATTTAAGCGGTTAAAATGCAAAGCAACCGCTAAGACAAAAATGGCACCCAAGAGAAGCAACGCGATGAAACGCTGCATGGGATATATGAATGCCGTTTCGAAAAACAAAAAGAAAAGCTCTAAGAAAAAATCTGGCAGAAAAAATAAACTTTAACTTTTTGTGTTTTTTTGTTTGGAAGCCTCGCGCCTAAATTGACGCGATGTTTTCCCTTTTTCTTGACGTGCGTCTTTGCGGTTACGTTCTTTGTCGAGGATGTGTTTTTGAGTCAGGCCGTTAATAGTCATTTTTCCCATAGTTCGAGAGTAGTTTAAAAATCAAAAGAAGCAAGTTGTGCTTGGTGGCGTCCGTAAGCCTCTTCCCATGCGTTGATGCAGTCTTCAGGCTGTTGTCTGATTACCCTGCATTTTTTAGGGCCTGACACAACCGTCACGCATTGTGTAACGGATATATATCCGAAGTGTTGGCTAAGCATTTTTGTGTAAGCACCAAGCTGGCCTGTCGCTGGTTTTCTGCCTGAAACGGCTTTAACACTGCCTACGGTTTTAAGGTCTCCAAGAATTACAAAACTAGGATCATCTTTGTGACAAATTAAAAAATCAAAGCTGCCAGCAACACTATTAAATCGATCAACGACGCAAAACTCAGTTGCAAGGGTCTCAATCCCTTGAAAAAGCTTATCACTGAGTAACGCATCAATCCAAGGGCTCCACCTATCATCATGCGTGTCGGCTTCTCCTTTTAAATAGCGATCCAAACTGCAATGGATTGCTTTACCTCTTGCAAGCCAGCCATCTTCGCCATGCTTAGTTTCTTCAATTTTTTTCTTAGCAAAAGGATTTAATTCGCCTTGCAAAACGTCTGAAACATTGTCCAAAATCCAGTTATTGCGCCAGCGGTAACGGTGCTGCTCTTCAAAGAAATCCAGTTCTGGTATTGGTTCGAGCAAGAGGGGGGTTGCGATTCCGGCCCAGTATGGGCACAATCTGCAGGCAAATCAAGCCCAGAACGTGCCAGAACTAGAACAGATCACGAACACTCGCGTTTTGATAGACCCAAGGGTGATAGCTGAAATTGACCGCAAAAAACCAATTGGTGTCACTCGCACAGGCTGGGTGAACCTGTTGCTGCAAAAAGCCATAGCCTCAGAACCCGAGCCGCTTTCGCGTGACTAACCCTGACAGCGAGGAACGATCATTTGATCTGCTGCAGTGGATTCCATACTGTCTCCCTGCTGAATATGACGACGATTTAGCGTTGGTCAGCTATTACAGCAAAACGCAGTCAGAGCGGTCAAATCGCGCTCTGGATGCTTGGGACAAAGAACACCCCTTCAAATCAAGCGATGAGCTAACTGCTTTTCAAGAACTTGAACGGCTTGGTGTCTACACAAACGACGATTTTTATTCGCCAAGCAAAGCCAAAGATGGACACTACACCAACAGAATCAAGCAGCTCCGGGATGATTCCCGAAAGCCTGAAGGATCACAAGGAACTTTTAAACAGGCTCGAACACCACGCAAACATCGTCCTCTCTAACGAAGAAGATGCCCTGCGTCGTTCTCAACTTTTGCGGCTTTATGCCGATGAAGTTGGGCTTCCCATAACGGAAAAAACAGCAGCAATTTTATTGCTGCGGGCGCAAGGTGCAGTTTCTGGTGTCTGCTTGCCGCGAATGCGTGGCGAAAAAATGGACACAACCCCAACGCCTTGGGCGTGGGAAGGTGTCATTATGGCAGGCACTTTTAACCTGCTTGTAGCGCCACCAAAGGTGGGTAAGTCTGCACTGATGGTAGGGATGATCAGTGCATGGTTTCACGGTGAAGAATTTTATTTAGGGCAGCGATTGCACGGAAATTGCCCAAATATATATATCGTCGGAACAGATCAACCTGAAAGCGATTGGCACACGTTGTTCAAACGTGAGGGTTTAGTTGATCGCGAAGGCAACATGGCTGGACCTGTTGAAATGCTTTGGCACACAGGAGCGCCTTTGCATCTCACAGAAGGTGGGATTGCGCATCTTGGTGAGATAGCCAAAGCAAACCCTGGATCATTTTTTCTGCTGGACAGTTATCACAGCTGTGTTGCTGCTCTCGGAATAGACGAGGCAACCTCAGCATTTGATGGCCCTGCAAGGCAGCTAGCAGAGGCTCTAGCACCTCATAAAGCCACGCTGGCAATGATCCACCACACCAACAAAAGCGTGAGCGGTGGCAACGCAACTAATGCCAGCAGAGGCAGCAACGCTTTGCCTGCAGCAGCCAGCCTCACAATCCTCATGAACTGGTTTAAGCAGCCTGCTGAGGGCCAGACACAGAACGATTATCGCGTGGTCTTGAAGACACAAGGCAGAGCCAAGGGAACAACGCTTCTTATCGAGCTGCAAGACGATGGTTGGATTCACCATGGTGATGGCGAAAGCGTATTGGCTGCAGAAGCCATTCAGGAGGCTTCAGACGAGCTGCAAGGGCGTCAAGCGGACATCTTTGACTATCTGTGCGACAGATGGGCAGCAGGAGAGTTTCCGGTTACGACGACAGAACTGCAGGACGTAGCCAAGTGCAATGCAAGCAAGGTCAACCGTGCTTTGCGTGCGCTGGAGAAAAAGTCGCTTGTAAGGCAGCAAGGACAGCTTGAACCTTTGGTTTCTGGTGGCCGTCCTCAGCTTCTGTGGGTTCCCAATACCCCCTCCTTGGAAAATGGGGAAATAAGGGGAACAAGGGAAACAACCTCGCGCGCGTCATACGAAATAAGGGGTTATTCCCCTTATTCCCCTTGTTCACCTACTTCTGGGGGAGGGGTAACTGAGGGGTTTTTACCCCCTACCCCTGGAACACCTGTGGAGCTGCATCGAAACGGTGCCTGGAGCAACGGATGGGTTGTTGTTGACGCAAGCAATGCCAACAGCGTCAGGGCAGCAAAACTGGGCAACTCCAACATCACTGTTGGATCACTGCGATGGGATCTGGATGTGCGGCTTTGTCAATCCAGCCCGTTTAGAGCAGCACCTGAAACATCTGATACATCAGACCTGTTTGACTTCTGATGGCTGGTATGCCATACTTAATTCATCGGGAGAGATCCCACAGCCTCAAACCTCATGATCATCGAACGCATTGAAACTGGTCTTTGGACCGCTACCCACAATGGTCAAACCATCGGTGGCATTTACACGCAAGACGGTGACGGCTGCATAACCCAGCATGTTGGTGGCGGCAGAACCTATCAAGCTGTTTTTCGTCCTAATCCTGAATCAGAAGGGTTTTGCTTCGAAGGCAACCTTCGCGCTTGCAAGAAATGGCTGAATGATTGGGCAGGCTTATTTCTTGCTTGACTTTGGCTAGGGGTTGCCTTTTAACTCCTGGTATGCCATACTTATGTCATCGGGAGGCGGGGACGCTTCCCACACCCAACACCTCAAGACAATGTTCCAACGCATCTTCGACACCGAGACTTTCAACCCTGCTCTCGGCTTCGCTACCTGCCTCGAAGAAAACGTCGAGACCATCGGAGTTAAAGGCGGCTTCTTTATCGAAAAGGTGACTGTCCGTAAGGCAGCTGTTGACAGTCTGCACAACACCTGGACCAAGCACGTTGAGACCCGTTTCGTGCTTCGCGACATGGCTACCAACGAGCTTCAGATCAGCGGCACCCTTGATCGCTGCTTCGCTCACATTGACGCCAAGCTTCTTGCCGCCTAATCACACTTACGGCCCTGGAGACAGGGCCACCACCATCAACACCTCAACTATGGACGCATTTACTCAAAGCCTTGACCTCTTCGAGTCTTTTGAACGCTTTCAAGACAAGCTAGAAGCCGACAACCTGCTCAAGCTTCAAGACATGAAGCCCGCCACTCGCTACTACGTCGAAGCATCACTAAACGGCAACCTTCAATGGACTGAGTGGGCTTATAACCAAGATGAGCTTGATCTCTTGATTGCAGATGCAAAAGACTCCGGTTGCTCTTACACCGTGGAGTCGGTCAAATGAACGGCTACAAGTTCCCCCGTACCTATGCAGACCTTGAGGCTGCCCCTTGGTGCGATGGCTACATCCCTCCCAAGGGTCAAGTGTCACAGGACGGCGAACACCTTTCGATCTTTATCAAGCTCGACTGGCTACCGGCAGAGTTTCACGATGCCATCAGCCCTGGCGGTTCAAGCCTGAAAGATGCGCTGGAGCAGCTGAAAGATTATTGGCAAGACATGCGACCACCCACCAAACAGATTTGATTCAATGTCGGGGAGCCTGATGCCTGACTTTCCCCCAGCAGGCTGAAAGCTATAAAATACCGAAAGGGAAGGCAGGGCAGCTTTGAGGTGCTGATCTATCCCCCGACATAACTACCTCCACCAGTCCACTACCTCCATCCACCACTACCTAAAGGCAAACAATGGCTTCTGCTGTTTTTTCGCATAAACCAATTCCCTGCACTTGGCTAAGGCCAGGGAATCAGAAACCACATTTTTGCATTGTTCTTATTGGCGAAGAACATGAAAACTATGGTGAACCTGCTATCTGCAATCTTAATCCAGCTCAATACTGGATTAAGCATTTAAAGGACGGTAATGTTGTTTACGTCACGAACATTCATCGTAGCGAAGAATCTGGTAAGTTACTTTGTGATGCGTCTCCAAATGCTTTTCAGCCCTTGTTTCAAGGAGTCGCAGAAGGCTTTGGGGAAAAGGAACACGCTATTCAGGCGGAGCTTCCAACACCAAAATTAGAAATTGTTCCTGACTCAACTCCCCGCAGAATTGAAACTTACTTAAACGACCCGCAGCAAATTCAAGTCTTTGGGGCCCTTGCTAATCACTTGTCAATCAAGCACGCAGGCCACCTTTTGCTTACGTACGCAATCGGATGTCTCCCTAGATCTGGGAAAGGCTGGACCGGTGAAGAAATCCACGCGTATTTAACCAAATAAAACCTTTTGCCCTGCCACTAGCCCTGGCAGGGCTTTTTACACATGGCTAAACAAGACTCCCTTCGCGCGAAACAGCGCCAAAATGACCTCAACGCTTTTCGTCGCTATGAACGCCAATACTGGCTCGCTTACGCCCGTAGCCAAAATCCGCACCCTCCCAACTGGCAATGTGCAAGTCACAGTCGGCAACTTCAGAGGCATTGTCAGCTCGACGCGCTCGACTGAACACAAAATCCGCCAACTCCGCTCCTATTGGCAAAAAGCTCACCATCACTTCTACCCTTGATCTACTCTTGCGTTAATTCCCTGTAAGATCGGGGCATGGGTAAAAAATCAACCAACGCAGAAATTGAAGAGCGCGTAAAAGCTGTCTATGGCTTGTTTATCAAGTCATATTCTCGTTTTGAGATCTTGCAATATGCGGCAGAACAGTGGGGTGTTAGCGAAAGAACAGCAGACATCTATATGCAGCGTGCTCGCAAGTTGATTCAACAAGACTCAGAGATTGAGCGTCCAGAATGGCTTGCTGCTGCAATTGCACGGCTTGTAAAATATGAGCAGAAGGCAGGTCGAGACGAAAACCTGCAAGTTGCGATCAAGGCTTTGGAGACTCAGGCCAAGCTGCTTCGCTTTGACATCTGATGCCCTTGCTGACAGGGCTTACAGACGCTGAACCGCTCTTGGCATTTGCAACGCCACCAACGCAAGAGGGCACAGTTGAGCTGGTCGAACGCATCAAATCTGATCTGCATCCTGGGCAGCTTGCTTTCGTAGAAGATCAAACAACAGAAATTATTGGTCTGTCTGCGGGCTATGGAGCTGGCAAGACCAGAAGCCTTGTCGCGAAAGCTGTTGTCTTGTCTGCTCTAAATCAAGGTTTCATTGGTTGCGTCATGGAGCCAACAGGCCCCCTAATACGTGACATCTGGCAAACAGACTTTGAATCGTTTTTAGAGCAATACGACATTCCATACACCTTCAGAGCTTCGCCGTTGCCAGAATATGTTTTGCACCTACCAGGCGGTGATACAAAGATTCTGTGTAGATCGTTTGAGAACTGGTCAAGAATTATTGGCTTGAACCTTGCTTGGGTGTTGGCTGACGAAATTGACACGGTGACGCCTTCAATCGCTGAAAAGGCATTTCCCAAGATTCTTGGCCGTTTGCGTTCTGGCAATGTTCGTCAGTTCGGTGCAGCATCAACGCCTGAAGGTTTCCGCTGGATGTGGAACACGTTCGGTACAGAGCAGGCACAGCATCGCAAAGACAGAAAGCTGATTAGGATGCGGACCGCAGATAATCCACATCTGCCTCAAGACTTCATTGAAAGGCTGCAAGCCAACTACGATCCAAGCCTGTTGCAGGCTTACTTAGAAGGCCAATTTTGCAACCTTACAACTGGTCAGGTTTATGACCGGTTTGACAGAGCAAAGCACGTAACAACCGATATTCCAGATGTCAGCGGCGAACCTTTGAGAATTGGCGTTGACTTCAATATCGCGAATATGTCAGCTGTTATCGGTGTTCGTCTTGTGGACAAACTTCTCCTGATCGATGAGATCAGTGGCGCACATGACACCGACGCCATGGCACAAGAAATCCGAAGGCGATTTCCCCACCAAACGATATATATGTACCCTGACGCATCAGGCGGAAACAGAAGCACGAATGCCTCGCGGACTGACATTCAAATCTTGGAAACGTACGGGTTCAGCAATCAATCACCGAAGGCCAACCCTCCCATACGTGATCGGGTGGCTTCTGTTCAGGCTTTGCTGGAAAACGGAAAAGGGGAGGTAAGGCTGCAAGTTGCAGCCAACTGCAAGCGCACGATTGAATGCTTAGAGCTTCAGAGCTACACCGAGGCCGGTGATCCTGATAAAGATGCGGGCTATGACCACATGAATGATGCGCTTGGTTATCTCGTCTACAGAGATTTCTCAATGCTCCATGCCCGCGCTGGTCGTGGTACAGGAATCAGGCTTTACTAAACTGCAAGCACTAGGCGGGTCTGGCTGTGTATTCGGGTTTCTCTGGGCGGCAACGTATTGGCAACGTCACTCAGGTGAACGATCCGAATACCTCTTGGGTAAACATGGAACCTCACTGGGGTTTGATTGAAACGCTACTTGGCGGAACGTACAAAATTAGAAAAGGCCATCGCAAGTTTTTGCCGCAAGAACCAAGAGAACTTGACGAGGCTTACGACAACAGGTTGCAACGGTCAGTGCTTGCACCGTATTACGTCAGGTTGGAGCGCATGTTGGCAGGGATGCTGACGCGTAAGCCTGTGCGCCTTAACAACGTGTCGGACGTTATTCGTGAGCAGTTGTTTGATGTAGACCTACAGGGCAATGATCTACAAACCTGGCTTTTCGCTACTGCTCGCCAGTGCATCCGCTATGGGCATGTTGGCGTACTTGTTGATGCTCCCGCAGCTGGTGAAAATGGTCGTCCATATTGGGTAAGTTATACGCCAAGAGATATTTTAGGTTGGCGAACAGAATTAAAAGATGGCAAGCAACAGCTAACACAACTCAGGTTGCAAGAAAAAATTATTGTCCCTGATGGTTTGTATGGTGAAAAGCAAGTTGAGCAAGTCAGAGTTCTAACCCCTGGTGCTTTTGAGATTCATCAAAAAGATCAGCAAGGTAAATTTAAAGTTGTTAATGAAGGCCGCACAAGCCTGAGTGAGATTCCTTTTAGTGTTGCCTACTCAAACCGCATGGGAGTGCTGGAGTCGATTCCACCTCTTGCAGATATTGCTGAGTTGAACTTGCAGCACTATCAAGTGCAGTCTGATCTGAGCAATCAGTTGCATATTAGTGCTGTACCAATGCTGGCGATTTTTGGTTTTCCGCAGTCAGCAGAAGAGATCAGCGCAGGCCCAGGAGAAGCTATTGCACTGCCTGCTCCTGGTGAAGCTGACGCAAAATACATCGAACCTGCAGGCAACAGCTATGACGCACAGTTCCGCAGGCTTGAGCAAATTGCGTCACAGATAAACGAATTAGGTTTGGCTGCTGTGCTTGGTTCCAAGCTGGTTGGTGAAACTGCAGAGGCTAAGCGGATTGATCGCAGCCAAGGTGACAGCACGATGATGGTTGTGGCGCAGCAGATGCAAGACATGATCGATAACTGCTTGCGATTCCATGCTGAATACATGCAGGAGCCAAACGCTGGCAGCAGTTTGGTGAATCGTGATTTTATGGGAACAAGGCTTGAACCTTTGGAAATTCAAGCGTTGTTGCAGCTCTACACCGCTGGCACCATTACACAGGAAACATTGTTGTTGCAGTTAGAGGCTGGCGAGGTGCTTGGCGATGACTTTGACGTTGAGAACGAACTAGAAGCTACGCAAAACGGCGGACTGATTGAGATGAACACACCTGAGCCCACACCAAAGCCAGAAGAAGAAAGCACAATGCCAGAAGCGGAGGAAGTTGAGGATGCTGAATAATGAGTTGGCTTGACAAGCTCCAAAAACCAAGGCCACCACGCAAGCAAGTTTTGTATTTTGCTCAAGATAAGTTAATAAATCAGTATTTTGCGGTTGTCAGGTTTACTTGGTTTTGTGATGGCAAACTTTGCGGAGTTACCGAAACAGCATTTCACAACTACGATGCAGACGTTATAGAGCAGTTAACCGTTGTTGTTAGTGATGCGTTGCGCGATGGTGCAGACGTATCAACTTTGTGTATTGCACCGGCTGACGAACTAGGTTTTGAGCCAACATGAGTACACCAGCTGCGCTATATCAAAATGCGGTTGATTTAAACCGTTTTAGTAATAGCGTTGCGAAGCGCATTGCCGTCACTTACAACGATGTAATTCTGCAAGCTGTTGATCAGCTGCGTGGCATTGATGAACTGTCAGCACCAGCTAAGGCAGCAAGGCTGCGTGCAATTCTCGCTCAACTCAAAGAATCGCTAGAAGGATGGGCTGGAGCCAGTACTGCACTTGCTGTTGAGGAGTTGCAGGGTTTAGCTGTTCTGCAGTCTGAGTTTGTTGAGGAGCAGCTGCGTAAGGCGTTACCGATTGAGCTGCGTGATCAGATTCGCAGCATTCAAATCAGTCCGCAGTTTGCTCAGTCTGTTGCGACGGTTGACCCAACAGCAATCAATGTTGTTTCGTTAAGCGATGACTTGCAGGCTGCTGTGACTGGAGCGCCTGCAACGTTTCAGTTGACCGCAACGCAAGGAACAGCGATAACGCTGCCTAACGGGAAAGTGTTGAACAAGTCATTTCGCGGTCTTGCTGAATCACAGGCTGATCTTTTTGCCAAGACTGTGAGAAATGGTTTGTTGACTGGTGAATCAACAGATAAAATTGCGCGACGATTGAAAGGACGATTGCAGTTTGGAGATTTTGGCCCTTTGTCTGTTCGTCAATTAGCTCAAGCTGGCGGAGAGCTTACCTCGGTTGCAAACCATCAGGTGATGGCGTTGGTGCGTACAAGCGTGAATCAAGTTGCAAACTCTTCCAGCCAGCAAACCTATGAAGCAAACCAAAGCGTTACCAGCCGGTATCGATATATAGCAACTTTAGACAGTAGAACATCACCTATCTGTCGCGCTCTTGATGGTCAAGAGTTTGATTATGGGAAAGGTCCAGTGCCGCCTCAACATTTTAATTGCAGGTCTACAACTGTTCCTTTGATTGATTATGAAGGCTTAGGCATCACGCCACCTAAGCCTGGCAAACGTCGTAGCAAAGATGGTTTAGTACCCGCAGATCAAAGCTACGGCCAATGGCTTGACAATCAAAGCAAGGAAACGAAAGCAGAGGTGCTTGGTCCTGAGAAGGTTCCGTACTTCAATCGTTTAGCTAGAAAGTACGGCCCAACAGACGCAATCCGCAAATTTGTTAGTCAGGACGGATCAGAGCTAACCTTGGAGCAGCTTCGTGACCGTTATGACTCTCCCAGCTAAATACAAGTTCAAGGTGCAACAGGAAGAGGCTGCACCGTCTTGTCCTCCGCGTAAGCCTGCTGCTAAAAGCAAAGCTGCTAAAACGGAAGCATCTAAGGGAGACGCCTGATGCCTCGTTACACCGGACCTAAAAAGCCTCAGTCGTCTATGGGCAAGAAAAAGCCCAAGAAAAAGAAGAAGTAATGGCACGCAAGCAGAGACGAACCCCAAAGGACAAGGCCACTGGTCTGCCTAAGAAGTACCTGTCAGGTGCTAAAAATCGTTCTGCCAAAGCGCGTGAAATCAAGCGAACTGCTGACGCTTACAAGCGCGGTGAGTTCATTGACATTAAATCCGTCTCTGCATCCAGGACTAAACAAGGTGGCACCAAAAAGAAAACCACTAAGCGAGGCAACAAAAGCCGCGCTCAAAAAAAAGGCAGATAAATCGCGCTTCACCTATGGGCAGCTGGCTGCTGTCTATAGGCGCGGTCAAGGTGCTTACTTGTCGAGTGGCTCGCGCAATGTGCCAATGGCTGCTTGGGCTATGGGCAGAGTTAACAGCTTTGTGTCAGGCAAAGGTGGAGCCAGAACTGCTGACGCTGATCTGTTGAAGAAAAAACGCAAGAAAAAGTAATGGCCCAAATCAAACGCGGAGGCCACACGTTTCAAGGCTTTGACAAGCCAATTCGTACGCCGAACCATTCAAGCGGCAAAAGCCACGCTGTTGTCGTCAAAGTTGGCGATAAACCGAAGCTCATTCGGTTTGGTCAACAGGGCGCTAAGACAAAACCCCCGCGCAAGGGTGAGAGTGATTCGGACAAGGCTAAACGTGCGTCATTTAAAGCACGTCATGCAAAAAACATCGCGAAGGGCAAAACATCTGCCGCATATTGGGCAGACAAAGTAAAATGGTCTTGAAACCTAGCCTGTGGCTAATTCATGTCCGAAGAACAAAATGCTCCTGTGGAGCAATCACTTGAGCCCAACAAAGACAAATTAGAACTTGAAGCAATGAGGCGGAAAAATGCCGAATTGTTGGATGAGTACAAAAAAGCAGTAGCTAAGGCAAAAGCTGTTCCCGATGGCGTTGACATTCAGGAGCTACTGGACTTCAAAGCTAAGGCGGAGCAAGCAGACCTGGAAAAACAGGGCAAGTACACCGAAGCACGACAAGCTTTGGAGCAGCAATTCCGTGAGGCGACATCGGAAAAGGACAAGCGCATTGAAGAGCTAGAAGCTCGTGTACGTGAACTTGAGTTAATTGCGCCTGCAAATACTGCGTTAGCTGATGTGGTGCATGATCCAAGCATTGTTTTCAAAGCTGATTTGCTGAAACCAGATCAGATTGAACGCGAGGCTGATGGCACTGTTGTTGTTGTCAACGGCTATGAGCGCAAGCCGATTGCTGAATGGGCTAAGTCATTGCCGAGTTACATGCAAAAAGCACCAAAACCGCAGGGCAGTGGCGCACCTTCTGGCCGCAGCTACTCAGGAGACATTCCTGCAGGCACGAAAAACCCGTTTGCCAAAGAAACTTTCAACCTGACTGAGCAATCCCGACTGTTTAGAACAGATCGCGACATGTATGAGAGGTTGAAAACTGCCGCGAACCGTTAGTATGCGGGATAAGGCAAAGCTGTGCTGCGCTTTTTAGGGCTGTGCCCACACCGTAAACATCTTTTTTGAGGATCTGTCATGGCGACTCTTCGCTCTGACATCATCATCCCAGAGGTATTTACGCCTTACGTCATTGAGCAAACCACTCAGCGTGATGCCTTTTTGGCTTCCGGTGTGGTGCAACCTATGGCTGAGCTGAATGCTTCGGAGGATGGTGGTGATTTTGTTCAAGTGCCTTTCTACAAGGCCAACCTGTCAGGCGATTTTGAGCGTCTGACGGATAGCTCTTCACTGACTCCTGGCAAGATCACAGCAGACAAGCAAGTTGCTGCTGTCCTGCATCGTGGTCGTGCTTTTGAAAGCAGAGATCTCGCAGCTTTGGCTGCAGGTTCTGACCCCATGGCTGCTATCGGCAACAAGATTGCTGATTACATTGCTAACCAGCGTCAAAAGGATCTTTTGTCCTGTTTGGCTGGTGTGTTTGGCGCAGTCGATGACAACGCCTCTGCTGCATTCCTTGGTTTGACTGTTGATGGTGCAAGTGGCGATACGCCAACTGTGCTTGGGCCACGTCAAATCGTGGAAGCCAAATCCATCTTGGGTGATCAAGGCGAAAAGCTGACCGCCATCGCTATGCACCCAAAGGTTTATTACGACCTGATGGAGCGTCGTGCGATCGATATGATCTACGACAACACTGGCGCGCCTGACACTGCGGCTGATTCTGGTTCTACCGCTCCTGCCTTTGGCAGTGTGCAGGTTCCAACCTTCATGGGTCTGCGTGTAATCGTGTCTGCTGATGTGCAGACCACTGGTTCAGGTTCTTCCACCGAATACGCAACTTACCTGTTTACTCAGGGAGCTGTTGGTTCTGGTGAGCAGCTTGGTTTACAGACTGAGACTGATCGCGACATTCTTGCCAAGAGCGATGCAATGAGCATCGATTTGCATTATGTCTATCACCCGATCGGCTCTAAGTTCTCCACCTCCGTTTCTAACCCAACTCGGGCACAACTAGAAACAGTGGGCAACTGGACCAAGGTTTACGAGACGAACAACATCGGAATTGTTCGGATTACCACCACCAGCAACCTTGACTGACGGAGGTAACTAATTATGTCATCCATTTTTGAGGCAACAGCAGGCAACTTTGTAGGCCCTGCAACTGGCGGCACTGTCACTCAGGCCACCAGCAAGGCTACTGCCGTGACTCTTAATGCTGAGTCCGGTCAGATCACCCTCGACGATGCTGCACTTGCAGCAGCCGCTGAGGTTTCTTTCACTGTCAACAATGACAAGATCGCCGCCACTGATGTGGTGGTGTGCAACCACGGTTCTGGTGGAACCGCTGGCTCTTACCTTGTGCAGGCAAACAGCATTGCTGCTGGATCTTTCAAGATCACTGTGGCTAACCTGTCCACCGGCTCACTTGGTGAGGCAATCGTTGTGAACTTCGTGGCTCTGAAGGGCGCTAGCTCCTGATGGGTTTATTCGCATTTAGGCGGATGAAGGAACGTGAGGCTGCTGCGCAAGCGGCAGTCTCTAGTTCTGAAAACCCTGCCCAGAAAACTTCTACTGTGACGCCTGATGGCAGTAACAATCGACGCAACAGCGGGAGGCGCAAACGCCAACAGCTACATAACGCTGGCTGAAGCTGACACTTTTGTGGAGGCGATGATCAGTAGTTCTGATGTATCAAACTGGACTACTGGCAACGATGACACGCGCAATCGTGCTTTGACTGCTGCGGCAGAAAGGCTTGATCGAGAAAGATTTTTAGGCGCTCGCGCAACAGATACGCAAGCAAGGCAATGGCCGCGTACTGGTGTAAGAAAGCCTGACACGTACGTCAATACTTACGCGACTGGCTTTCCGTTTCGGATTTCTGAGGATTATTTTACTGATACCGAAATCCCTGATCAAGTCAAACGTGCTCAGATCGAGTTAGCTGTTTATTTAAAAAATAACGTTGACGGCATAAGCCTTGGTGGCTTGGAAGATTTCAAGAGCGTCAAGATCGGCAACATAGAAGTAACGCCTGACAAGTCTGGAGCGATTGGAGCTGATCGCGTGCCGCCAATGTTTGAAAGGTACTTGACAGGTCTTAGAATTAGTGGACCAGGCAACATCGCAATCAAACGGAGCTGATCATGCAAGCCATTGCACGCTACGAGCATCTAAACCCGCACTTCATCAGCGATACGGCCACGCACACTGGCCGGTTCTGGAAGATCGTGTCACTTGAAGACTCGGAGTTTCACACGCTCGTAGGAGAAAATTTCACTGGTAACGCTTTGACCACTGTGGTGTTCAAAGCCAGCTGTGAGATTCAAGGCGTTTTCACCAGTATCAAGCTGAATGGTGGCGCTGTCGTTGCTTATCGAATCTGATGGGATTAGCTCAAGCTTTACAAGGCGTGGTCAGCAAGGCGATAAAGCCTCTTGGCGGTGACGTGACAGTACGTTTTGTGACGGCTAGTGCTTACGATCCTGCGACAGGAACTGTGTCTCAAACTTTTTCTGATGAAGAAGTCAAAGGAGTTTTAACAGATGTTGTCGCAAGAAAAGAAAACGACCTAAACCAAACTAAAGACAAAAAACTTACGGTTGCCGCTGCTGATCTAACCGCAGAACCTGAAACGAAAGATTTAGTTGTTGTCGATAGCGTAGTTTATCAAGTTATTGCAGTCGAAACCTATCCACAAGGGACCACTGCACTCAGCTACGAATTGACCTTGAGGGCATAGAGATGGCACGTCAAATTAAAATTGACCAAATTGCTGGCTTAATGAAGGAAGAGATTCAGCATGTTGTTGAGGCAACAGCATTGAGCTGGACGCAGAAGGTAAAACTAGAAACTCCGGTTGACACTAATAGGCTCAGAAGCGCTTGGCAAACAAATATCAGCGAACTAAAAGCTGAAATTACAAATAATACGGAATATGCCGAGCCTGTAATTTATGGCAATAATTTGCCAAATAGTTGGGGTGGGCGATACCGAACACGACAAGGCACGCAGCCGGGCTTCCCAGATCGAATTGCCAAAGAAATTACTGTTAATGAGGTGCCTAGTTTTATTGCGGCATTCAGGAGGCGCAACTAATGGCCGCTGCTGACCTCAACACTATTCGATCTGTATTGGAAGGCAGGCTTGCAACTGAGCTTGCTAACAGCCCAGCAATTCCAGTTGTGTTCCACAATATGGCCTATGAGCCAACGCCTAATAGCTCATGGGTGCAATGCCTTGTCAGCTTTGGTAACAGTCAATATCTAGGCCAAGGTTTAACGACCAATTCCCAAAACCGAATGGTTGGTTTAATGACCATCAACGTTTTCAGCGCATTAGGCGTAGGACCAGGCGCTAATTACGTTATCGCCAAGAGGATTCGCGACCTATACAATAGGGTCATTGTGTCGGGGGTTTACTTCGACGCTCCAATTGGTCCAGAGGTTTTAGCCAAGGCTTCTCCCGAGGGCTTTTTGCAAACTCAGGTCCGTGTGACCTTTGAATTTATCGAGGAACTCTGACCATGGCTACCATTCGTGGAGAGCAAGGTTCTGTCCAGTTTGAAACTGGCGGTGGCAGCCTTGCAACTGTTGTCGGCACTAGGAGCTGGAGCTTGACAATCACCAAGGAAACGTATGAAACCACAGATCATGGTGATACGTTCAAAAGTTTCGTTGGTGGGTTGGTTTCTGGCGAAGGCACTGTTGAGCTTGTTTACGATCCTGATGCCACTGGTCAGGCTGGATTGATTGAAGACGTTGTGAAGGTAAATGATGCAACGGACGCAAGCTTTGAGCTGTTTACAACAGGCAGCACTTCAGGCAGTGATAGCGTTGCTTTTGCCGGGATTATTACCGATGCGGAAATTACTTCCACTGTCGGCGAGTTGGTGATTGTCTCGTGCAATTTTGTGACCTCTGGCGCTATCACTTCCAACCTAGAGTGATGGGGCTATAGTTTAAGCAATCACTTTATTGATTGAATGGTTGCTTCTAGTCGCACTGTTGATCTGCTGGTTGAGGCATTTGACCTTAACCAGCGTCGGAAGTTTGCACTAAAAAACGAACAAGGTGAAACCCTTGTTGATTTGTACTTCAAGCCAATCACACGCGCAGATCGCAAAAAGGCGCAAAGCTTGGCAGGCAATGAAGAAGCTTTAGACGTGAGCACACAAATGCTGTGTCAGATCGCAGAACTTGAGGACGGATCAAAAGCCTTTGCACCTGCAGATGCAGCCAAGCTGCAACGACAGTTGCCGGAATCAGTCTTAAATGAAATTGAGCTGTTTTTGTTTGGTGTTGGAGAAGCCGCTGACACCGAAGAAGCAAAAAACGACTAAAGCAGGACAGCTGGCTCTATTTTGAGTTTTTTCTGGCCTGCGAATTAGGAATGACGGTCAGCAAGCTTCGCACTGAATTGACAGACGCGGAGCTTGTTTACTTCGCCGCTTATTTCCAAGTAAAAGGCGAAAGGGAAGAAAAAGCAATGGATCGCGCAAAAATGCGACGGAGGTAGACTTGTGGCATTACTGAGCAGCCATGGCAACTTCAAATGTTACCTTGATTGTCAACGCTGCTCAGGCGGTCAATCCTCTTAGGCAGGTAACAGCTGAGACAAAAAAACTTGAAGGAGCAACGCGTGACGTAAACGGACGTTTAAGGGATGTAAATGGGCGTTTTGTTGCGACAGGTCAATCAGCCACTAAAACCTCACGGGCTTTTGGTGGTTTAAAAAACAAAGTGGTTGCATTGGCTGCTGCTTACGTGGGTTTAAATGCTGCGCAGAATGCCATTAAATCGGGGATTGATCGTATTGAATCAGAAAGAAGAATTGAATTTCTTGCTAAAGGATATGGAGAAGTTGCTTCCTTGCAAAATGCAGCTACCAAGGCGGCTAAAAGATTTGGGACAGGTCAAACATCTGCCAATCAAGCTTTGGCAGATGTTTTTGCTCGATTGCGCCCAATAGGCGTAAGTTTAGAAGACATTGTAAGTGTTTACAATGGCTTTAACACTGCAGCGCGAATTAGCGGATCATCAGCTGTTGAGTCTGCAAGTGCTTTTAGGCAGTTGTCTCAAGCTCTTGGTTCTGGCGCGTTGCGAGGCGATGAATTTAATAGTATTTCAGAGCAAGTTCCAGGAATTTTGACGGCTATTTCTCAAGAAAGTGGCGTTGCACAAGGTAATTTGAGAGATTTTGCAGCAGAAGGAGGAATTACAAGCGATATTGTTATTAGGGCTCTTAAACGTATTGAAACTGAAGGTGCTAGCCAGCTTTCAGCGGCTTTAGGCGGTCCAGCGCAAGCAATTCAAGATTTTCAAAACGCAAGTGAAGAAGTTCAAGTTGCTTTGACAAAAACTATTGTTCCTGAAATGGCTAGGGTTTTTACTGGACTTGCAGAGTTAATAATAAATCTCAAGGGTCCAATTGAATTCATTGGAGGTGTTACAGCAGGTGTTTTGCAGCAAATTAATAGTTTAATTACGCAAGCAACAAAGCCTGCTGCATTCGCTGCACGCAAAGACATAGAGGCTGGGTTAATTCCGACTAATCTTGTTAATGCGCTGACATTCAGAGACCCTCAGCAAGGCGCAAAAGAATTGTTTGGGGAAGCTGAATTTAATAAACTTTCGCAAAGAGCGCGAGAGTTTGCAAAACTTAGAGGGCAAGGATTTCAGCAAACTTTATTGCAGTTTATGCAAGACAGGCTTAAAACGATGGATGCGGCAGGGCAGCCGCCAAGCTTAGTATCTCCTGTCATTCCAACTTTTCTGCCACCTGGCGGCAAAACATCTACGTCTGCAGCTGCAGTAAAGCCTGATATGTCTCAGAAACTTTTTGACCTAAACAGTAGGCTGCTAGGCCAAGAAGGCGAGATAACAGAGCTAGAAAAATTGTCTTTGGAGTTTCAAATTGCCAAGCAAAAAATTCTTGAAAATGACCTTAAACCTAGAGAAGAAGCCATTGAACTTTTACGAGCAGAGGTAGGCTTTGAAGAGCAGCTTTTGGGCTTCAGGCAAAAAGGAATTGATGCCGAAGAAAAACAGAGACAAAAGGCAGAAAAAGAAAGGCAAAAAATGGAAGCTGCTGAAAAGAAACGCAGGGAGTCTGACCCTGGCTTTCAAATGCAAAAGCAGCTTGACGAGTTGCTCAAACTTGAAAATCAAGTTGCTGCTGGCGCTACCGCTATTGGCAGTGCTTTCAGCAACGCTTTTGTTTCTGTTGTAACTGGCAGCAAGAGCGCGAAAGAAGCATTAGCCGACATGATGTCTGCCGTTGCTGAGCATTTTATGGACATGGCGGCACAGATTATTGCCAAGCAATTAGCAATGATCTTGTACGGGACGATCATGAAAGCGCTTGGGGTAAGTGGGGGAAACATGGGCGGAGACAACTTTTTTGATCCTTTGACTGGCAAGGGTGTTGCTGGACCTAACTTTGGGTTAGCAGAAGGCGGATATGTTTCAAGTCCAACCAACGCTTTAATTGGTGAAGGTGGCGAGCCTGAATATGTTATTCCTGAATCTAAAATGCGTACAGCAATGTCGCGTTATTCACGCGGCAGTCGCGGTAATTCTGTTATCCCAGAATCTGGTGCAACTGAAGCAATGGGAGAAGGAGGCGGAACTGCTGTTGCCGCTCCAATCGATGTTCGATACACCGTGGAGCGGATCAATAGCGTCGATTACGTGACTGCTGATCAGTTCCAAGCTGGAATGCAGCAGGCTGCACAGCAAGGTGCTAAACAAGGTGAACAGCAAACCCTGAAGCGTTTACAGATGAGTGGCAGCACACGTAAGAGGATCGGAATATGAGCGAAGAGATTACGGGTCAATACGCTTTAGGTCATGCCGTAAGAATTAATGCCATAGGCAAAGATGGATTATTGAATCAGTTTAAATTTCAGAACTTTTTTATTAACAAGGAGATGACATTTGAAAATGATAAATACGGATTCGTGCCATTTGGATTTTCTGGCGTAACAGTCAATAGGACCGGCGATGGATTTGAAGCAACGATTGTTTTCCCCAACAACAAGCTGACTCGCGGCTGGGCCGTTACTTCTATCAGGGATCATTACGTCATGGATGTAGACGTTCTTATTGTTGATTCAGATTCGGAGACTGGATCACACACCCGCGTGCATGGTTATACCGGACAAGTCGTTGGCGGTAATTGGGACAACGTGTCTTTGAATTTACAGCTCAGCTCAGTCTTAGATGCGGTTGGCACGGATGTTCCAAGGCGATCATTAACGCGCCAGCTGATTGGTAATTTACCGGTATCCAATAATGTCCGACTGCAGTGATCTGATTGGGATGCCATATCGGCTTGGAGCTGACGGCAGTGATGGCCACATTGACTGTATCCATCTTTGCTATCGGGCATTGGAGCGTATGGGTATTGACAAGCCACCGTTTAAGCAGAGTTGGTATGAGGCAAGTAAGTGGGATGTATGCCGGGATCTAATGCGGTGGGGTTTGCGAGTTGAAAAGCCTGCGTATGATGGGGACATTCTGCTGCTACCGCAGCAATCCTGGGCATTCGCAGTCACATGGCAAAAAGGGATTCTGTATATCGGCCCAATGACGCAGAAAGTGCAGTGGTCATTGGTGCAAGCGTTTACGACGTACCACTGCTTCCGTACGAAAGGCAGCTAATTGCAACGATTGGGATAACTGAGGAAGAGTATCGAGCATTTACAGCTGAGGTAAAAAGGCGTGGAGCGGTAAGACCAGCGGCGTATGACCATATTCCTGATGTTCAAGCAGGAGCTACAGGTACAGCAATTTTAATCAACTTGGCAATCAGCCTTGTGCTGACTGGTGTTTCTTATTTGTTGACACCAAAGCCAAAGATGCCCGCTGCTCAAAAGCAAGGCGGCATTATTGATCTTGGTAGTGTTACAGGGGCCAATCGTTTTACCCCGTCACGAGGCTTTGAAACGCTTGCGGAGCTTGCGGATTATGCATCACCTATTCCGCTGATTTTTGGTCTTTACAAGGATGACATTGGCGGAATGTTAATTACGCCAAAACTAATTTGGTCGCGCATGTTTAGCCATGGAACGATGCAACGCGCCAAGCTTATGTTTGTTGTTGGTGAGCAAGGCGTTGGTAGTGCAGGCATTCAACCGCCTGACCTTGAGGGTATATTTCTCGGCAACAATGCGCTTGATGCGGTATTCAACGATTTATTTGCGTTTTACTGGCACGCAGATAGCAGCGAACAGTTTCGCATTCGTGGAACTGATAAAAAGTATGGTACGAGGGGGAAAGCCCACAGGGGAGACCCTGACGTACCAAACGACAATAGCGACGCTTTTGCTTTTCCATTATCTGATATTGATAAAGAGCCTTCAGAAATTTTCTGCCATGCTTTTACCCCTGCAAATAGCACAACATTTGGGGTCTATGGAGCTATTGCCAACGGCACACATTATCGAGTCAACTACCAACTAATTTCTATTCCTAAGGTTAACGATAAGAAAGCAATGGCAATCAGAACTTTGGAGCGCATCAAGATTGTTGGAGACTCTGGAGTTAAATCAGGTGATAACGATAAAACATTGCAAGAAGAGAATATAGAGCCGGGCGATGCTGGTAAAGATCGTTTAAACGAGATTCGCGAAAAAGGAAATCATGCAGGCGCAGGTCGAAATTACAGTCCACGAATGGGAATAGTTAGTTATAAGGGCAATGCTGTGCCGTCTGGTCAACACAGAAAAACGTACGATAATGTTGAAGTTGGCGACAGAGCAGAATTTGTTATTCGCAATACTTCTATAAGCCCAAATTTTTATAGAAGAGATGGCAGGGGTGCATCTGTTGATGACATCAATTCTACGGTGGAGTCTTTTCAAATTGAAGCTGATTCTGCAATGCAGGTTGGTGAACATTTTGAAATTGGCGGTTGCATTTGGAAAGTAGTTTCAAGAAGTTTGGCGATGTTTGATCCGCTTGAAGGACCTGAAAGAAACCAAAATATTACTCTTGAATGTGTTGACACTCTGTTGTCTAAAAGCAAAAAAATTGGCGTTGTAAGTGAGTCGTTAGTTGTAAATCCAAGCACTCAATTTATAGGAGATAGTGCTGTTGGTGAAACAAGCAAAGGAGTTGGAGAAACGTTTTACCCTTTAACTCAGGTTGAGATTGCAACAGTCAAAAACAATCGACCTTCAGTTGCTACTGAGATTGGCTTGAAAAGCACTGTTTTTCAGCGGCTAAATGGTCTGTGTAATTTTCAAAGTTTGCCTACTCCTACAGAGCTAAAAGATGCTGAGGAGGATGAAATTCAAATGAACAGCGGATCAATTTCTGCAAGTATTTTGCGTTCGTCTATATTTAGAATTTTCATGAGAGACGTGAACAGCGATATTACCGACTTCATTGCGCTGCCTCAATTTTTTGTGGTACGGGGGCAAACGCCAGTCGCTCAGTACAACTATATTAGATTCACAAGTAAAGAACCGCGTCAACTTGAATACAAATTTGTGCCTTTTTCGGGTTCAGAATTTGCAAAATTACCCGATAACACCACTCCAGAATTTATTGTACTATCTCAATCAATTTCAACAGATCAAAACGAAAAAGGAGCCGGTAATTTTTTTGAATTTAGCGAGACGATTCCAAGTATAGGAAAAGTTAAAGTTCAAGTAACTGGACAAAGAATTTTTGGTAAAACAACTTTTAGATCAAACAAAGAATTTACAAGAGGAGGGCGGACAGTTTCTGGAGAAGAAACTCTTTCGTACCCAACAGCTGCTGCTTTCGTAACTGCTACCCCTGAGCCTGAAGTTGGCACGATTGCGGAGATAGGAAGTCAACTTAAAAAAGAAGGAAACATTAGTGATCCTGGAATTACTACAGGCAAAATAGCGGCTTTCCTCTATAAAGTTGCAGGCAGTGCTGATAGCCATGAAGCTAATGTAGGGTCAAGCGCAACATTTAAGAGCGTAGAATACATTGGGGGAAGTCACGCAAGTTGGTTGCATTTAAAGTGGACGTTAGGGAAAACAAACGCTCCAGATTACAGCAGTGAATCTACTGCTTGGAAATTTATTAGTGTTGAGGTTATTGGCAGCGGCGGAGGTTTTAGTGATGGTCAAAAAATTGAAGTTAAAAGAGGCAGCGAAGCAACAAATGTTGTCACCGGGCAGGCTGATTATTCTACCGATCCTAATTCTGAAAATTACAATCCTTTCGCAGCAAACCATCCCGATGGAACTTTGCGTTTTTCGGGAATGCGCTTAAAAGTTAATGGAGTTACAAAAAATGTAACTTTAGGCGATAGACTTCAAGCGTGGATGTATGAAGTTGGCTTTGGCGCGGTAGATAGACCGCCAAATGAAAGCAAAACAATTACAAAAACTTTTACTCAAGGCGATAAGAGCATTAGAGTAAAGCTAACTTCTTCGGTTATATTATTTCCTGGCGTTGAAAGTGCAGGTACAGTAGTTGGAAATGAATTTGGTTGGGTGGCGCCAATAGTTACTGAAATTGTTCAAAACGACTTAACATCAAAGACCTGGAACGTAGGCGACACTTTTAGCTCTAGAAGAGCTGTAAGTGCAGATAACCCGTTTAAAACCGGCTACAGCCACGTTGGAGCGACTTACAAAATTACAGACGTTAGCTACGAAAGCACTGAACCAGCAACGTTCGAAGCTGAGTTGTTTTTTGCAGAGCAAACACAAATTTCAGACATTAGTGCTTATCGTGGCTTTGTTGAAAAATCAAACAGCACAAGTCCGGAGCATGAAATTGTCTACATAAATGAAGCGCAAGTAAATGACGATAAGGCCAACATGTTAGGTCTTACTATTGCTGGTTTATCTTTAAAAGCAAGTCGTAGTTTTACGGCTCTTGATCAATTGCGTTGTTGGCTTGGCAGCGGGTTGCCTGTGGAGCGGTTGCATCCAGTTCCAAAAAAAGCTTATGGAGATTCAAGCACTGTCGGACCAAGCAATTTATTTACTGATCTAATCTATTTTTTGCTTACAGACCAACGGGCTGGCGCAGGTGGGTTGCTTGGAATAGATGGAGAGAATCATTACTTGGTAGACAAACAAGATTTGATAAATACGTCTGAATTTCTTGAACACCAAAAATTATTTTTTAATGGTCCTATTGTAGAAAGGACTAATTTGCGTCAGTTTATTAGTGAGCTTGCACCGTATTTTCTGTGCAATTTTATTATTTCTGATGGCAAGTTTTCGTTAAAGCCTGCTGTTCCAGTTACAAAAGGAGGAGAAATTGACACTGGCGCTGTAAACGTCAAACAAATTTTTACTGGCGGCAACATTCTCGAAGATTCGTACAAGCTGGAATACCTTGGAGCGGAAGAGCGTCGAGCGTTTAAAGCGGTTGTACGTTACAGGCAAGAGCGCAAAAATAGGCTGCCAGAAGAGCAAGTTGTTATTGTTAAAGGCACTGATACCACTGACGATTTTGCTTCTCCTGGAACCGACCTTCTTCCTGAAGAACAGTTTGATTTAACTCAATTCTGCACTTCAAAAGATCATGCTGTAAAAGTTGCTAAATATTTTCTGGCGCTTAGGGCTTACGTTACGCATACAATTAGTTTTTCAACCACAGCTGAAGGGCTAAGTATTGGAGCGGGTTCTTACATCAAAGTAATAACTGAAGCGAGCCCGTATAATGCAGCCAATACTGGAACTGTTAATAGCTCAGGCGTTGTTACCAGTGTTGCTGACATGCCAGACGGCTTATACCTTGTAACCTTTTTCAAGGTAGGCAGTGATGATATTGATACTAAGCAAATGCAGGTAAGCAACGGAAAAGTAGAAAGCTCTACTTTCCACAACATTGTATTTACGGTTGAAGACACTACTGTTTCTGAGAACATTTATATCGTTGAGCAGCTGACTTTTTCTCAAGACGGTATTGTTGATATTGTCGCATCTGAGCATCCCTGCAATCCTGACGGCACCAGCAAGGTCGCTGCGTTCATTACCAGCACTTCAGGCTTTAGTATTCAGTCATGACTTTCCCAATCACCAAAGCAGGAAGAACAGCACCGTTCAACGCGAGGGATTATTTGGTGCCAAGCGCTCGTACTTTTGAGTCAGGCGACTATCCGGTAAAAACTTATAGGGCTCAAAACGGCGCTGAACACAGGATTTTGTATGGCAGCAGGCGTACTAACATGAAGCTGTCACTTACTTATGCAAACATCCCTGATGCAGATGCTGAGCAGTTTTTAGATCATTACGACACGGTTCAAGGCACGTTCCAGACTTTTTCTGTTGGAAGCATCAATGGAGTAAATCCAACTCGCGGTGGCTGGGAAGGCAACACAAGCGCTTTAGGCGCTCAAGCCCATGGCAACAACTTTCGCTATGAAGGGCCACCACAGGTTACACAAGTAGCTTCTGGGCTTAGCACTGTTACAGTGAACCTGATTGGCGTTCTCTGATGGCTCTTTTCACTGGCGCTTCTGGCAAGCTGTTTCTAAACAACACAACTAACAACGATGTTGCAGGGACTGAAATAGCAAAGGTTCAAAACTGGAGTCTTAGTACATCAGTGTCACTAGTTAGCACTAAAACACTAGGTCAAACAGATGATGTTTTCACTCCTGTAGGAAGATCAACAACCGGCAGCTGTCGAATATTGTATTATCAACAAAATTTAGGAATAAAAAGCTCTAACAATAGCGCAAGCACTTTTTTGAACAAGGTGTTTAAACAACGTGACAGCGCAGCTGACATCCCTCAAGGTGGGTCTCTTGACCAAAATGATGATGATCTTCCAGATAAAACATTTCGTATTCGTTTAAAAATTGACGACGGAACTACTGATGGCAAATATATTGATATGAGGGTTTTCATCACTAGCGCTTCTTTGTCAATGAGCGTTGGCGAGGTTGCGGCTGCTGATATACAATTCCAGTGCCAAGGCGCTCCAGTCAAGGTTGAAATCTAATGAGCGTTTACCTTGGAACGCATGGCAAAGTTGAGTTACGTCGAGAGTTCGACGGTAACGATTTAGTTTCAACGGTAAACGTTAGCGACGTTAATGTAACGCGAAAACGTTTAAGTTTTGATTTTAAACTTGGGCAGCTGATAACTGGCGATCAGGTTGAGATTACAAGCACCAACGGCGCTGCTCTTTCTTTTTTTAACAGCTATACAAAAACAGGCATCAAGCGATTTATCAATGTTGATGCGCTTGGAGGGATAAGATTTTACACGACATTTGCTAACGCGGTTAACGGTGGAGCGGCAAACGCTGAAACTTTGGCAGCTCCTGGATCAGCCGTTCCAATCAAAGTTGTTGTGAAAAACTCTGACTTTCGTGTTATTGCACAGGTTAATAGTTTTGAGCTAAATACTCAAAGAGAAGTTATTGATACGACAAATTTATCTGATAATTTTCGCAGCCAAGTTAGCTCGTTGATGTCGGGCTCGGGAAGCATGAGTTGTTTCTGGGAGTACACAGGTGAAACTGTGCAAGATTTGCCAATGTATCTTTTGCAGTTAATACTTCGTACAAAAGTTGGCAGTCAATTTAGGGCAAAATTTTATTTAAAGTCTGGCAGCCATAATCCAAGTGGAATTGCAGCCAATGCAAACGATGAAATTTTTTATGAGTTTGATGGTGTGCTAACTGCGTGCGCTTCACAGTTCAGCCCTTCATCAACGGTCCAGTTCACTGCTGATTTTGTTACGACCGGTGAAATCAGGCTGAACGTACAGCTTGAAAGCACTGACAAGGTTTTACAGGAGGACAACGACGACATACTCTTGGATCAGGACAGCACAGCTAAGCTGTTGCTTGAAAGCTCAGACACTTAAGCCCTGGAGGCTAGTCACCAATGGCCGATCTTAAAATCAGTGAACTTTCATCTCTGTCTGGTAGCGACTTGGTTGCTGCTGATGAGCTTGCCATTGTTGACGACTCAGCGAGCGAAACCAAGAAAATTACGGTTTCAAACCTGATTGCAAACGGTGTCACGCTAATCAGTGATGACGCAATTCCTGGGGCCAAAATTTTATTTGGTGCGGGGGACATTGCCACAGCAGCATTGGCTGACTCTGCTGTTACGTCAGCAAAAATTGGTGCGGACCAAGTAACGGCAGCCAAAATTGCTGATAACACCATTGTTAATCTTGTCTCAGACCTACCAGCTTCTGGTGATTACACGGGACAATTGGCTTTAGACACTGATGATAATTCTTTGTATGTGTATAGCGGCAGTGCATGGTTAAACACTAAAGCGCCAGGCTCTGTCAATGCTTTTACTGATACCGCATCAGGCATTATCAACATAAGTACGGTTGTAAGCAGTGGAACGGCGACAATCACGGCTTCAATTGACAATACCGCTTCTGCAGCGCAATTTTTAGCTGGACCTGTTGGATCTGGTGGAACGGTTGGTTATCGCACGATTGATGGTGGTGACTTGCCTACAGCTACAACTACCTCAAAGGGTGGCGTTATTGTTAATGGTGGCGGACTTACTTTAAGTACCGACACGATTCAGATTGATAATACCGTTACTGCAAGCAGCGTTAAACATCTTGTCACGTATGACGCTAATGGTTTGATTAATGGCGGTAGTGCAATTTCGTCTTCAGACCTTCCTATCGCAACAACTTCTGCTAAGGGTGCTGTTATTGCTAGTGACGGTCTTGCCGTCGATGCAAACGGTAATTTATCAATAGACAACACAGTTACTGCTGGAACATACACTAAGGTTACAGTCACCTCTAAAGGAGTTGTTTCTGCAGGAGATCTTTTAACTGCAGCAGACATTCCTGATCATTCTGCTGCAAAGCTAACTTCTGGAACTATCAGCACTTCGTTAATAGCCAACGATTCAATTACCGCAGATAAATTAGCTAATGAATCTACAGTTAAATTTGGCGGTGCTTTAGGTAGCGATAACGTAACTATTTTCCCAGATGGCGACTTCAAAGGACAGTTGTTTTGGGATGAAACTAGCCTTGATTTGTACGTTTATACGGGGTCAGCTTTTATCCCCATTACGGTTCTATCTGGCAACCTTGTTAACGCCGGTACTTACAACGCAAACACTAATTTAGTTAGTAGCGTAACAACTGCTGGATCTTCTGCAGGTTTTAGCGCAGGGTCAGCTTTACCCGCCCCAACTGGTGCAAACTTAAATCACTATCTTGTCGTTGATACGTCTGGTACAGGATCAGGTGCAGCGCCTGCAGTAGCGCTTGCACCGCCTGACATGTTGCTGTCTAACGGTGTTGGAACGGAATATCGTTTGATCGATGTTTCCAACGCTATTGCTGGTCAAACAGCAGCCAATATTTCGTTCATTGCGAGTGGAACGATTGCTGCAACAGATGTGCAAGCAGCATTGCAGGAAGTTGATACAGAGAAGCTGCCAAAAGCTGGCGGCACAATGACTGGTGACTTAAACCTTGGAACAAGCGCCAATGTGGTGTTTGAAGGTTCGTCGGCTGATGATTATGAGACAACTTTAACGGTTACCGATCCAACGGCTGATCGGACGCTTGCGCTGCCTAATGTTTCTGGCACCCTTGTTTCAACTGGCGATACTGGCAGTGTTACCAGCACGATGATTACTGACGGCACGATCGTCAATGCTGATATTAACGCTAGTGCAGAGATTGCAGTTAGCAAGCTTGCAAACGGCACTGCGCGTCAATTGCTGCAAACTGATTCTGGCGGATCAGGCGTTGAATTTACAAGCAACGTTGATGTACCTGGAACGTTAGACGTAACGAGTGCGGCAACGTTTGATTCAACGGTTGATGTTACTGGCCTGTTGAGTGCGAATGGGAAGTTGGCGTATCCAGCGGGTTCAGCTGCTGCAGTCAGTCTGTATTCAGGGTCTGATACTGACACTGGTATTTATTCGCCGGGGTCTAATGAGTTTGGGATTGCAACTGCTGGAACGCCGCGCATTGTTATCGACAGCTCTGGAAATGTCGGGATTGGAGAAAACAACCCGATTGCAAAATTACAGCTATCAAATAGCACTGTTCAGCCATCTATTCTTCTTGGTAGATCACCATATAACACTTATGGGAGTTTATTGATAGGTAGCGATAACACTTCTGTCAATGTAATTTCTAGTCACACTGCACCTAATGGTACTTCTACCGTTCAGTTACAAGCCTCTAGAATCAATGTAGGTAACGGCGAAATAAAATTTCTTCACAGTGCATCTACTACAGCAGGCGCAGCGCGTACTTTTACCGACCAGATGAAAATCGACAGCTCAGGGCGGTTGTTGGTGGGGTATTCCAGCAACATTCAGAATCAATCACTTCAGGTTGTCACCAACAATGGTGGAGCACTTGGTCTTTACAAGTACGGAGATAATGATGATGGATCTGAATTAACCTTCTTCACTAGCCGGAATGATGCGAAAAACTCACACACACTCGTAGAAGACGGTGACTATTTAGGACGCCTATTCTTTCGCGGCAGTGACGGCAGTTCGTATGAGCGAGGTGCCGAAATAGCTGCACGAGTTGACGGCACTCCTGGCACTAATGACATGCCTGGCCGAATTGAATTTCATACGACTGCAGACGGTAGTACAACACCAACCGAGCATTTTAGAATTGCAAGTAACGGCGACTTAACGGCCACAGATACAGAGATTGGTGGAAACTCAGATAGCAGGCTTAAAACCAACATTGCCGATTTTTCGTATAGCCTAGAAACCTTTAAGCAGTACCAACCCAAAACCTTTGACTGGAAAAATCCTGAGATTCACGGCAACGCAGCAGGTCAGCGAGGTTTTATCGCGCAAGACGTAGAAGCTATTGACGACTATTGGGTTAGTCAACAAGTTGTTAACGAAGACAGTGCAGATGCTGAGCATCTTGATAAAGATCGTCTTGCTAAAACGCTAAAACTAGGCAAGAAAGACGCTATGTACGTTTCAGTTATCCAGCAGTTGCTGACCAAAATTGAGACGCTAGAAACCAAAGTTGCAGCTCTTGAGGCTGAATAACGGCTAACCGCCCCGTGGCAACGCGGGGCTTCTCATTTACACTAATTCTGCATTCGTTTAACTATGGCAAACACCTACGTTTGGAAAGTCGGTCAGTGTGATCGCACTCTATCTGATGGCATGATCAATACGCTCCATTACACAGTGAATGCAACTGATGAAGATGGAACGTATAGCGTTGGCGCGTATGGCTCTGTTGGTCTTGAATCTGCAGATGCAGAAAGCATGGTCCCTTATGACGATGTGACTGAAGCTCAAGCTGTTTCATGGGCGCAAGCTGCCATTGGTGGTGCGGACAAGGTTGCATCGATACACGCAGCATTGGACGCACAGCTTGTCGAAAAGAGAACCCCAACCAAAGGTGCAGGCGTACCTTGGAGCGCCTAATGCAACGACCTGATCCAATGATTCCTTGCAAGCCTGGTGCGGAAGATGTCGAATCGATGTTTAACCGCACCACATGGCTAGAGGAGTTGTACTTCTTGGATGGCCGTGATCAAACAGACCATCCTCAACGTGGTTTGTTTACTGGGTTGGCTGAGAAATATCAAAACTTGTCTTCAACAGACGGGTATTGATGGTCTGCCAACACAGTGACACAGTCTGACAACTGTCACAGTGACAGTCCCGGTAACCTATCAACGGAAAACGTTAACCCTCTTCCAAATGATCAAATCTCTGATTGTGAGTGGTGCCGTCGCTACAGCAGCTGCGCTGGCATCTCCTGTTGTCGCAGGTCCTTACGTGAACATCGAAAATAACGGTGGTTACGATGGCGGTGAATTTCTCGGAAGCACCACAGATTTCCACGTTGGTTTTGAAGGTTCTAGCGGTGTTTACAGCTATTAC